TTATTGTTTATTTATTAGCCTATTGCAGTGCTAGCAAGAGTAGTTGAAAGACTAACGTCTATCATACCTGCTCCACCACCAATTAAACCAACAGCTTCATTCAAAGCTTGAACATCTGCTTGAACAAATCCTCCACCAGTACTACCATCATTAGTAGAAGTTAGTGTAAGAACGTCATTATTAGCAGTAGCAGAAATATATGCAACATCTATTTTTGCAGATGTACCAGTTCCACTTAGTGCTATTCTAGCTACTTGTTCTGCGCATACAACATCAAATGCACCTGCAGCTTTTTTTACTTTTACGTATCCCATAATTTCTATTCTTTTAAATGTTAATAATTATACAGTCTTAAATAACACGAAGTTATTAGCAGCTTGTGTTACTAAACATCTTTCAGTTAAGAAATGTACGTCCATAGCATCTAAAGCATCAGTATACGCTCCGCCAACAGAACCAGTAATCCAGTTTTTGTAACGTCTATCTTCAGTTTCAGAAGCTCTATATCTTACGTGTAAGAATGGTCGTCTGATATTTGATCCTAACATTTGATCATATACTGTAGTGGTTCCAGCAGGAATCATTACACCGTCAATAGCATTAGATAAACCTCTTGTAGAAGCATCATTTAGATATTTCCAATCAGTTTTGTAGAAGTCATAAGAACCTCTTCTAAAGCCAGTGAATCCAAAGTTAAGTGCCATTTCTGATTCATTATCAAATAAACCATAAGAAGCAGCAGCAGAAGAAGCAAAAGCTCCGTTCATAGCAGCAATCATATCATCAAAATCTAAAGCAGTAGATCTTTGTAAGAAAAGCATGTTTTCTTCAATAGCTCCTTGCTTGTCTAAGTTTTTAAGGATTTCATCGAAATCACCTAAAGCACCAGAACCAGGAGCAGCAGCTCCAGCAAATCCTTGATATACATTACCTCTTGCTTCAATAGCAGCAAATAAACCTTCTGTACCTTTTAAATTAATACCAGTAGAAGCACCAGGCATAGCAACTGTGTGTCCAGCTAATTCACCTTCAACCATTGCCATTTCCATGTAATCTTCAAATCTAAGTCTAGTTTCAGACTCAGCTTTTAGATACCATAGGTAGCCAGATGTTCCATCTTCAGTAGCAACTTCAATCCAACCAATTTGAGCAGCATCAGAACCATTAACTTGGTACTTGTCTCTAATAATAATTGGAGAGTTGTGATATTCTGTAAAGCTAGGCTCGATAGAATCCATAGTAGCATCTGTAGATCCTTTACCAAACTCAGAACCATAAACAAATAGGTTCAAGGAAGCCGCACCAGTTAACTGTAATCCAGCTTTAACAGTAGCTATATCATAAGGAGTAACTGTAATTTCTGCTTTTGTAGCAACCCCTGTTGGCTGAGCTACAGCAGTTACGATAAACTTCTGTGTTACTAAACCTGTAGCGTTATCAGAAACTAATATAGTGTTATTAACTTTTATAGCTGCAGTATTATTACCTCTACCATTAGTTGTTGGATTAGCGTTAGCTAATTCTATTTCAAAAATAACACCTGATTTCCACTCTACCTCATTATAAGATACATGTAATCTATTTTGTTCAGACCATAATACTTGATCTGATGTCATTGGCATTTCAGCGCCAACCATTCTTAAGAAACCTGCTAACGTTCTGTTACCATATCTCTCAACTTCAGCTTCATAAAGCTCAGGTAAATACTGTTGAGCCCAGTCAGACGTACCGTCTGCAAAGTTCAAATAGTTATTATCTAATGCTTGTTTCTTTTGAGCTGGAATTAAACTTGCAGGAAAACTCCCACTTGTTGCAAAACTCATATTTATATTTTTAGTTTAAGTTATTTTTTTGTTTTTATTTTTAACTTAGAACTATCTACACCACTAATTGCTTTTATTTTTAACCCATTAATAAACATTTCACCAGAGCTAGTAGCTCTAACTTCATTTGTTATATTTTTAGATTTAGCATTAACATCTCTTATAGCGTCAGTTTTACCTTGCTCGTAAAAATGTTTTGCTATTTTATCAGCGTTATTAGCAGTATACAAGGCTTTGTGATAACCTCTATAATCTTCGATTTCACCTTTTTTATCTAGGAACTTCCCAACAAAATTATTTAAATCAGATTGATTTTGAGCAACATCATTCTTGTTATTTACATTATATCTAAAAGCTTTTTCACCAACGCTATATTCAAAACCTTTGAATTCATCAGAGAATAATTTTTTAGTATTGTTTGTAAAACTTTCGTGACGCTGTTGAATCACCTTCTGTTCTTCGTTGTATCTATTGAAAAAGTCATTAGCTTTTTTTTGTTCTTTAGATACTGAAGGTTTCAACTTGATCTCTTCATAGTATTTTTCTTTAGAACTATCTAAAAAGCTTTTGGCTTTGGCAATTTCTTCTTTGTAAGCTAGTTTTTTCTTTTTAACCACTCTATCTTCTTCATCTTCATCCCACGCAAAATTATCATCCATTAAAAAATTTATTTCTTCTGAATTCAAATGTGGTTTGCTTACACTATAATATTCTTTAAGTAATTGTTCTCCGTTTAACTTACCGTAGTCTTTGTTTAGATTAACGTAATCTTCGACAGTGCCACCAGTATCTTTCATGAAGTCTACTAGCTTTTCAATGTTTTCTGGTAAGTCTATTTGTGGATTTTCTTTTACTTCTTCTTTAATTTCTTCTACAACCTCTTTAGTTTCTTTAACTTCTTTATCTTTTTCTTCTACTTTTATTTCTTCAATAATTGGAGATTCCTCAGTTTTAGTTTCTTCTACTACAGGTTGTTCAACCTTAACTTGTTCCACTTTAGTTTCTTCAACTACTTCTGGTTCAGTTTTAGTTTCTTCTTTTGGCTCTTCTTTTTTAGCCATATCTAACTTAGTTATTTCTTTATTAGTAACTAATTTTTTAGGTTTCTTTTTTATTTTAAAGTCACCTTGTTCTAGTTCGCCAGCGGCGGTTTCTTTTATTTGTTCTGACATAATATAATATAATAGTTAATATAAAATTATCTAGGGGCAAATTGGTCTAAACTAACTCCGCCTAAATTATCATTACCCTTAGATTCAAAGTTGATAGGTAAACCATCTTGTTTTCTCTGGGTTATCATTTCACTCTGTTGAGTGCCTTGAAGCTTAATTCTTTTGTCTTTTCTATCTTCAATTTCTTTTTCTTTTTGAGATATAACATTAGACTGCTCTTTAGCTAGTTTAATGTTATAATCAAACTCTTGTTGCATTAGACCTCTTTTTATCTCTGCTTCGGTTTGCATTCTTTGTATTTCAAATTGAGACTTGGCTTGCTCTACTTGAACTTTACTACTAGTTAAAGCTTCTTGTTTTTGTAATTCAGCTAGAATAGTTTTTTCTGCAGTTTCAGCTTGAGCTTGAGCTTGAGCTTGTATTTGTTGTAGTTTTAACTCTTGGTCTTTAGCTTGTTTTTCTTGTCTTCTTTTCTTAAGTAAAGTATTGGCTAATTTTAAATTGTTTACATTTCTAATGTCAATAGCATCTTCTAAATCTATTGATTGGGTAGATAAAGCTACTTGAATGTTTTGTTCTAATTTAGCTTTTTCTTCATCATCTGGTTCTAATTCTATAAATATTCCAAAGTCGTGGATATTAATGCTAGTTAACTCATCTAATGTGTTAGTATTAAAATTAGATATACTATTTATTAAAGACATTCTAGTTAATGGAAACATTAAAGAATCACTAACTCTTAAAGATATGTTCTCACATGTTCTAAGTGTTAAATATAAACTTGCTTGAAGAATATGTCTTGTAGCAGTATTTGAATTAGCTGCAGCAAGCTTTTGTATACCTACTAAAGAGTTTTTATCTGGAACACTACCATCTCTAGCTTCATTAAGCCCGGTAACATCTCTAATCATTTGTAAGTAGTAATTATACGTCTGAATTAAAGAATTTATTTTGGCTCCTCCAGAAGAAGATTGAAGTTCTTGTACAGGTATTTTACCTCTGTTAATTTCACCATCTTGAGTTAAGGATCTACCTATAACACTACCAGTTTGAAAATACATATTCAAAGCTTCAGCTGGGTTGTAGTTAGTACCATTACCTAGATCTACTTCTGCTAAACCATCCATGTCTAAATAAACTCCATCAGGAACCATTCTAGACATTACTTGTTGAAGTTTTAAATGAGTGAGCTGTATCATGTCAGCAAACCCAGTTACTCTACTTACTAAGCTTTCTATTCTACCTTGATACATTCTAGGTGCCGTTATAGTATAACTAAGATTTACTTTACTTGTATCAGCGTAAGGTCTTGTCATATTTTCTGCCAAACGCCAATCAAGCATTTCTTCCATACCTAACACTTTAGCTCCACTATATAATGTTTCTATACTTCTAGAAGCTTTTTTAAAGTTGTCTGTTTCTTTTACTTCTAAAAAAGTATCTTCCTTTTCAATAGTTTTCTCTAACCCTGTAGCAGTAGTTTTTATTTTAAATACCTGGTCAATATAACTTTTCCACTCAAAATATAATACTTGAACTGTATTCTGATCATATCTACCATTAAAATTAGGCGAATAAGCTGTGTTGCCTGTGTAGTTTTGTAGTTTTTTAACTTGTTCTGGAGTTAAACTAGGAAATTGTTTTTTAAGTTCTACTATAGGAACATTTTTAACTTCACCTACGTAGTATACATCTTCAAAGTTAGGATCGTTAGTATATGAGTATACTATGTTAGAAGGATCAACATAATCAATAACTATTCCTTCAGCTGGATTCCATGAAGTTTTAACACAAGATATTCCTAAAACTGTTAAATCATAATTAAGTCTTTTTCTAATTAAATGATATTTGTTTTTATCTAATATTTGTGAAATAAGTTCTTCTTCTGCAACTTCTATAGATTGTTTATAATCCATTTGCATATGTGCTGGAATATCTTCTAATGTTTCAGGAGTGTTTTTAGCAGTGGATTCAGATAGGTCTATACCAAACTGCTGCATAACCATTTCATTAAACTTTTTAGCCTCTATGTCCATCATTATTCGCTGAGCATATAAAGTTCTTTTTCTCAATGAAGTAGGATCTTGAGCTAAAGCTTTTACTTCATAAGATCTTTGAGACATGCCATTAACAACAATATCTACAAACTTAGGAATAATAGGTACGGGTTTCCAGTCTAGGTTTAAGTAAGATAAATCTCCATTTATAGCTAGCTCATCTTTATATTTTTGTACTGGCTGTTCTGCTCTAGCGTAAAGTCTTAAATTATGAAAGTTATTGTAGTTTGTCATGTATCTATAACCAACTCCTTGTGAATTTCTAAACCATTCACCTTCAATAGCTCTCGCAACTTTTAAACCATATTCGTAAGTAGCTTTCTCAGCAGCAGGTACGACCTGGTCCGGAAATGTACTATATGTAGTTGTAGCTTGCATATATATTAATTAATTTTTGATATTACGCCGGTATTATCATAAGTTCTAATACCAATATTTATTTTATTAGTAGTTTTGTTAGGCACAGGTCTATATAAATTTTTATTACAAGCCATTATAGCAAGTCCTGAGCTTATAGTAGCATCGTGCTTAGTTCTACTGTTTATATTAAAAACAGCCCAATCTTCTAATGTTCTTTGATGATACATATCACCATATGAATTATCTTTAGATCCTACAAATTTTTCAATATAACTTTCTACAGCAGCGGCGTGAGCTTGCTTTATATCCTCACTTGAGTTAGGTATTCCACCTATCTCTCTTTCCGTTATAGATAATTTATTAATAAGCTTATCAGGCCTATTCATTGAAAAACCTCTATAACCTCTACGCTTAAAATAATACAGTAGTCTTGGTTTGTTGTTTTCGCAAAGTAAAGGCATGCCATAAAATACACAAGCCATTAATACATCTTCAAAAAATATCTCAGCAGTTTGAGGTCTAGCTATATACTCTAAGAAGAAATGATTAGAAGGAGCTTCTTCCATAGAAAACTTAGTTAAACCATGAAGCGCCCCATTAGAACCTTTACCATCAACAGTACCACTAATATCATAACTATCACAACCAAAAGCACCAATATGTTCGTTACCAGGGTATTTAATTCCATTTTTTATAATCACTCGATTTTGAAGATTTTTAGGTGGAACCCAGCTAATTCTAAATCTACCATCATTATTAGGATGAAAAATAACACTAGTATCTTTAATACCGTTCACCCAAC